AACTGCTTCCGAAAGGACTGAACAAGGTGTCATTGTTGATTTAAGTAGAGCTTATGCTGCCGAATATCATGATGAGATTCTTTCTGGTTCTTTCAATGAAAGACTAGATAGAGCTCGTGGTGATGCTATCTCCTCAGATATCGCCGTTTCTCGTGGTTCAACTTCCTATCAAAGCGAACGGACAGCTAAACCTCATTTAAATAGAGCCGACGAAGCTATATTAGCTAAATGGGGTATGACTACTGAAGAGTGGACTAAACTGAAAGAAAAGCAAGATAAGGAGGCTAAATAGTCCTCGGACTAATAAATCACGACTCAGATTGATTTATTAAATAATAATTTTACAAAATTATGACAAGCAGCACAAAAGTGTTCAAAGAGAGCAGAAATGAATCTGACTACAACTATGATGTATTTGGAAAGAACTCAGAAGTATTTACTTCAGGAGATCCAGTTACACTAGCATCAGGTTTGTTAAAGGTAGTTGCAGCGGCAACAGACGCTATCGTAGGAGTTGTAGCTAAAACACAAACAATGACTTCAGATAACCAAACTGTAGCTAAGGTAGTACCTGCATATACACCAGTAGATGAAGGAACAACATTCCTTATGTTGACAAACGCAGACCTTACAGGTAATGCAACAAACGCAGGTACTTTCTATGGTTTGACAGGAGCAACAGGAGCAGTGTTAGTAGACGTTACATCAGGTGTAACAACAACTACCTCAAGACAAGTAGAAATAGTAGAGGTCGACCCTAGACAACTTGGAGGTACAGGAGCTGGCTCAGGACTTAGAGAAGTTCTAGTTAAGTTCTTCAGAACACCTACAAGAAACTTCTAATCTTAATAATAATATAAATATAATACAAATATATGGCTGATTTACAAAGATTATTCGACTTAGCAGATCCTCGCATTAGAGGTATTTGGGATGAGAAGGTTACACAACTTTCTACAAAACTTGAGTACGCTAAACTAGGTCTTGCAGACGAAAACGCAGAAATCCTAGATAGTACTTTCGAGAACTTTACAGGTCTAGGTATTGCAAACTCAACAGGTGAAAAAGAAGCTTATAACAGAGAGGATATTGATTCTGCTTATAAGGTAGTTATTACACCAGTTAAGTTTACAAAGGCGATTGAAATTACAGAGGAAATGCTACGTTTCAACCTATGGCCAAAGATTAATAACTTGGTAGGAGCTGTGTCAAATGCGCTACAAGCGAGAATTAACACAGATGCCGCTAAGATATATTACTTGGGCTTTGGAACTACTTTCTTCACAGGAGGAGACTCAAAGGCATTGTTTGCTACTGATCACCCAATGGGAGACGGTACAACACAATCAAACTCATTGTTAGCAATACCATTGAGTTATGATAACCTTAAGACTGCTATCCAAAAGATGGATAGATTCTATGACGACAAGAGTATCCAATTGCTACCATGTTCAAAGCTAAGACTAATCGTCGCACGTGAGAATAAGGAAAAGGCAGAGGAAATCCTACGTTCTATTGGAAACCCAGATTCAGCAAACAGAGTAAGTAACGTCTTCAACAATGGAGAGGGAACACTTGATCTAGTTGTTGCTAACTGGATTCCTGTAGGATACGCAAAGTATTGGTTCGTTATTGACCTTGAAAGAGCAGCAATAATGACAAAGCTTATGTGGGGATGGAGACCAAAGTTTGATGACGATAAGGTGGTAAACAATGGTACAAAGATTTACACAGGTTCAACAATGTTCAAGCCTGGATTCACTAGCTTTCAATGGGCGATCGGATCTGCAGCTATAACTAACTAGTTATCTGCTCTCAACCTTCAGGGTTGGGTAGAGGATAGAACGACGTATCTTCTACCTAGTCCTAAAGACTAATTAATTAATTATTCAAATAAAAAAAATATTATGGCAGGAACATCACTTTCAGGAATACATCCTACAATAGCAAACCTATATGTTGTATTAACTGATTCATATAACTCAAATCATATCCTTTACGCTTACTGTAATGGAACTCCTGATACAACAACGAACACTTACGCTCATGGTTGTATTATGAACCAGAGAGATTCTGGAACAGGATCATTAGCACTTTACGAAAACGTAGGCTCAGCAGTAGCGCCAGTATGGGCTTTGCTTAGTACTGGTTCAGGTTCAAGTTCAGCTTCAAATGCATCACCTGTATACAGTCTAGGTTCTGCAACAAACTTCGGTACAGTCGCAGGAACAGCTCTTACATTTAGTGCTACTGGAATTACTTATCCAGCAGGTTACGTCGGAGCAACAACTCCTACAGGAACAGCTACTTATGGTAGTGGTTCATATATGGGTACAGCAGCTCCTTACGCACAAGCCGTATTGGATGTCGCTACTCTTAAGGCAACACTTATTGGACTATCAGGTACAGCAATTACTACTCCAGCTTCTCTTGAGACAAACAACTTGTCTTCATTGGGTGCAGGTATATTTGCCCCAGGTATCTATACAACTGCTTCAGCAATCGGTATTACAGCAGGATCAACAATCACACTTAGTGGAGCAGGAGATTATGTCTTCGTCTCAACAGGTGGAGCTCTTACTTTTGGCGCTACCAGTACAATACTTCTTACTAACGGCGCAACAGCAGCTAGAGTATTCTGGGTAGCTTCAACAGACTTGTCAACTACAGGTGCTTCAAGTACTCTTGTAGGAAACTTCCTAGTTAGAGATGCTACTATGGCTTCAACGGCTACAATCGCCGGAAGAATCTTAGCTTCAAGAGCTGTTACTATCGCCGGAGTTGCAAACACTATTTCAATTCCTGGTGGAACACAACCACAAGTTAATATCACTAACCTAGCAACAGGTATAGCACCTTCACATGTTATAAAATTTGCAGGTACAGGAACAGGAGGAACAACTGCGACAAGAGCATACACAGTTACAGGAGCTCTATCAACAGATGTTGCTTCAGCTGTAATTCGTGCCTCTACTACAGCTACAACTATTCAAAAGGTTACTTTGACAACAGATACATTAACAATTATATTCTCAGCAGACCCAGGAGCTTCAACAACTGTTGATTATATGATAGTCAGAGCAGTCGCCTAAATAAAAGTCGCCCTTTTACTCAACTACACGAGGTTGGGATAAGAGGGTGAACCTTAACAACTAACTAAACCAAAATGTCAGTCAACTGTACAGATTCAATAAACGTCTTAAACGCAATCACAGCAAGCGTCGCTAACACAGTGGCCCCTGCTTATGATACAGCCAAAAGACAAGCAAAGTCGATTCAATTCACATGCGCTAGTCATACATCCGGTAATGGAGTGTTTGGCGTAGAAGTATCAAATGACGGTACAAACTGGGTTGTCTATAATAGACTTATTCCTAACTTAACAGGAACAAACGCACAAACAAACGCTCATGTAGCAGCACCTACTTTGAGTACAAACACTTCAGCTATATACTTTTTCCCAGCAGATGACCTGTTCAGATACCTTAGAGTATTTTGTACAATTACCACTGATGGGGTATATACTTCGACGTTGCAAATGGCTGGGTAGATTCGGAATTAACCACGATAACTAAATAACCACAACAAAAGCTATGAAAGAATTAACACGAGAATATCTATCAACACTCACTCTTAAACAATTACAACTAATTGATATAAAGAGCGCAGAGGAGGAATCTTTGGTACAAGAATACGTATCAAAAATTAAAGGGAACATGGCACCACAGATTGCTTTTAATAGGCTAACGGTACCAGACCTTAAGTCACCGGAAGAGGAAGCTGAATGGCAAGCTAAGATTGATGCTTATGAAAAAGAACACAATATTGTTCTTATTAAGAACGCTGATGTTGAACTTGCTGAGGCCACAGAGCCTACAGAGCCTACAGAGCCTATTGAGGCAACAGAGGATGAACTTATAAAAGAACTAGAAGAAGTTACAGCTGAAATAGAGGAGGTAAAAGCTGAAATTGTCCCTGTAGTAATTCCTGAGACTTTCAAAGTAGAAACAGTGCAGTTTGTGCCAGAGAGTTCCGAAGACTCTAATAAAACGGAAGAATTGGAAACAACTAAGAAACCTTTCTGCGAGTTCTGCTCGAGCAAGGCGAGATTTCACAAAGTAGGCTGTCCTCTCAAATAAATTAACTTAAAATGGAAACAAAAATACCGACAAAACATAGTAGAATAGGAAGGCTTATAAGCAAACTAATCCACAACAAAGTCGGAGCTTTTTTGGCCTACCACGCTGGTCTATCAGGCTTCAACAGGATTGACGCTTATATCATTAGAGCTAATGGTAAGCGAGAGAATCTATTGCCTACATATAACTCACGAACTGACAAAGGCGCTGCATTACTTGCATCGCTTCTTTCAGGTTCATCTTTAGGAAGTATATCATCTCCACTACCGGCTGCTTATATTGCACTTTCAACTTCATCATTAACGGCGGCTAAAACAGACACAACTCTAACAGGAGAAACGGTAGTATCAGGACTAGCGAGAGCTATAGGAAGTGCTGGAACGTACACAGCGCCTTCAGTGTTAGATGGAGCATGTTCATATGTTCTTTCAAAGACGTTTACGGCTGGAGCGGCTGGACCTACAACGATAGTGTCGGCAGCTATCTTTGACGCAGCGTCTACAGGTAACTTATTTGTTGA